GTAAAGGTGGTGAGAATATGGCTGAAACAGTGCGCGGCATAAACGTTGTCATTTCAGGCGACACAACGAAGCTAGGGAAAGCCCTAGAGGACGTCAACAAAAAGAGCAAGGATATTCAGAGTGAGTTGCGACAAGTCGACCGTTTGCTCCGGTTCGACCCATCCAACACGACCCTTTTGGCTCAAAAGCAACAGCTCCTTGCTCAACAAATAGAGAACACAAGCGAGAAATTGAATCGCTTGAAATCGGTACAGCAGCAAGTCAATGAGCAATTCCGGCGCGGGGAAATCAGCGAAGGGCAATACAGAGCATTTCAACGCGAGATTGAGAAAACACAAGGACAATTGAACAACTTGCGAAGCAAGCTCGACGAAACAAATGCATCTATCAACAAGCACACGACTGCATGGGGGAAGATGCAAGAACGGCTATCCTCTGTCGGAAATAATCTGCGTGATGTTGGTCAACGAATGCAGTCTGTCGGGCAATCCATGGCCACGTCGATGGGCGCGGCGGCTACAGCGATTGGTGGCGCATTAGGGTTCGCCGTCAAAAAGTCGATGGACTTTGAAGCACAAATTGACCGCGTTGGCGCCATCGCCGGAGCTACTCCATCAGAATTGAAGAAATTAGAGAAGGCCTCCCTTGACCTTGGTGCGTCCACTTCCAAGTCAGCTACTGAAGTGGCGCAAGGCATGGAGATTATGGCCGCAATGGGATACAACACGAATCAGATTCTAGCGGCCATGCCGGGTATCATTGCGGCAGCTGAGGCGTCCGGCGAAGATATGGCGCTTGTTGCTGACACCGTATCAGCGGCATTGAACTCCTTCGGTCTTGAGGCGGCAGAAGCGGCTAGGGTGGCAGACGTTCTTGCACAAGCAGCAAATGATTCAGCGGCTGGCATTCAGGATATGCAATATACCTTTAAATACGCGGCACCTGTTGCCCGGACGTTGGGAATCTCGCTAGAACAGCTTGGTGCGGCTACGGAGATCATGGCAAATGCGGGGATTCGTGGTGAGCAGGCCGGAACTACCCTGCGCGCTGCCCTCATTCGCTTGTCTGACCCACCGAAAGAAGCAGCAGCTATGTTGAAAGAATTGGGCGTCCGTATTACAGATTCAAGCGGAAAGATGCTTCCGTTCAACCAGATTATTGCCCAGCTATCGAAAAGTACCGAAAAAATGAGCAACGCCCAAAAGCTTGCTGCACTGTCTACTATCTTTGGTACAGAAGCAGCAAGCGGAATGCTTTCTGTAGTAGAAGCCGGACCGCAAAAACTAGATGCACTCACGAAATCATTGCAAAATTCCGCCGGGGCATCACAAGAAGCGGCGGCAAAAATGAAAGACAACTTGAAAGGCTCGCTGGAGGAACTGCAGGGGGCCTTTGAAACAGCACAGATTACGATCGGAAACGCATTGGCTCCGGCTATTCAAAAGATTGCAGAGGCATTGCAAGGACTTATTAACTGGTTTAATAACTTGTCACCTTCTACTCAACAATTTATTGCCACTGCGGCGGCGGTAGCGGCAGTGCTTGCCGGTATAGGTACAGCTATCGGTGTGTTACTTGCTATTATTGGTGCAGCAGCAAGTGGAATCGGAGCCCTTACGGCGGCGTTTGGTGCGGTATCTGGCGCTATTGCAGCAGCGGGAGGAATGGCAGGAGTTTTTAGCGCAGCAATAGCAGCAATCACAGGACCAATCGGAATCGCTGTAGCTGCTATCGCCGGATTGGTAGCAGCTGGTGTTGCGATCTATCAAAATTGGGACACAATCAAAGCAAAAGCAATCGAAATATGGGGCGCGATTAAGGACTGGTTTAGCCAAACACTCGAAAGTATTAAACAATTCTTTAACAACGCATGGAACAATATTAAAAGCGCAACAAGCGCGACATGGGAAACAATCAAGCAAGTGACTGTCACTGTATGGAATGCTATTAAAAGTGCAGTACTTGCTATTATTATGCCTTTCATTAACGGGATTACTAACCTGTTTAACGGTATGAAAAGCGGATTGCAACAAATTTTTAATGGATTGAAACAATTCTTTAGCGGCGTGTGGCAGGCGATTAAAAACATTTTCCTTGGTGCAGTCCTTCTCATTGTCGACCTTGTAACAGGTGATTTTGAAGGTCTGAAAAACGATGCGAAAGCCATTTTTGAAAACATGAAAAACGCCCTCTCAAACATTTGGGAAGGCATTAAGAAAGTTTTTTCAGGCGCAGTTGAGGCAGCGAAAGGGTATGTAACAACCGCATGGAATACGATTAAAAGTACGACATCGTCTGTTTTTAATGCGGTAAAAAGCACAATTTCATCTATTTGGGAAGGAATCAAATCCTTCTTCTCTACAACAGTCGAAAATATCAAAACAACAATCAGAAACGGTTTCGAAAACATGAAAAACGCTGTTTTTGAGAAAATGACGGCAGCAAAGCAAACGATTGTAGATATTTGGAATAGTGCAAAACAATTTCTTTCAAGTATTGATCTGTATGAAATTGGACGCAATATCATTCAGGGTCTCATAAACGGTATCTCATCAATGGCTAGTGCTCTCTGGGAAAAGGTGAAGTCGATCGCCGACTCTGTGAAAAATGCGTTGCGTGATGCACTCGACATCCATTCCCCATCCCGTGTCATGCGTGATGAAATTGGTAAATGGATTCCGTTAGGGCTCGCAGAAGGTATCGAGAAGAACATCAACGCCGTCATTGCCGCAACGAATCGAATGGCACAGGCGGCGATTCCGAATGTCGCAGGATATTCGGGTGCTGTCGTCCCTGCTACGGCAACTATTAACGTTCCAAAAATGGCCGGCGCAAAAATAGAACAACACTTCCATTTCCACTCAACTGCGCCAACGCCATCTGAAGTTGCTCGAAAAAATCTCCAAGTCTCGCGGCAACTTGCAATGGAATGGGGGCTATGATATGCAGCGAATCACCTTTACAAACTCAAGAGGACAATCCGTGGAGCTGAAATCATCAGCTCCTTTTCTTTTGCAGTCCATTGACGGACTTGGTGATGTGGACGCTGATATTCAAACACAGAAGGCCCCATTTCAAGATGGCTCGACCTACATTGATTCGGTCTTGCAAGAACGCGCTATCTCATTGGAGATTGCGATTCTAGCAGCGGACAAACCGACACTATTACAACAAAGACAATATCTTGCCTCTGTGTTCAATCCGAAACTAGGGAAAGGCGTACTTCGCTACGAAAACGGTGAAACCATTCGAGAAATAGAAGCTGTTCCAGACGGTGTTCCGGTTTTTCCGAGTGGGAAGGAAAATCGAGGACCAACATTCCAAAAGGCGCTTGTTAATTTGCTATGCCCTTCTCCGTTCTGGCTAACAGAAGAAAAAGTCGATCAGCTTGTTGTGTGGGAAGGCGGTCTCGAATTCCCGTTGGAACTTCCTACTTTCTTTGCACAGCAATCTACTAATAAAGCAAAAATTCTATTCAATGACGGCGATGTAGAAACACCTATTTTCGTGACCTTTCATGGACCTGCTACAGCTCCGATTCGGATTGTTAATGTGACCACAGGCGAATTTATCGAGGTAAATCAAAGTCTTTTGCCTGGGGAACGGTTAGAAATTAGTACTGCTTTTGGCCAAAAGAGAGTAACAAAGGTGCTAGCTGACGGAACTGAAGTAAACGCGTTTCACTATATTTCACTGGACAGCACGTTTTTTCAACTTATCCCTGGGAACAACCTATTGGACTACTCAACAGGCGCTGACTATGAACGAGCTGCAGTAAAAATCACATGGCGCAATCGTTATTTGAGCGTGTAGGGAGGTGGGAATATGGCAGAAGAATACTTGTTTTTTAATAGTGTTAACGGCGATAGAAAATATGACATGGAGCAATTCGCAACGTACTTTAAGCAATTTTTATCAAATGGAATTTATCACACGAACAATGTTCCGGCATTAAGAGTATCGCATGTATCCGGAATGCAAACAAAGCTGGAACCGGGTTCAGCTTATATCGAGGGATTCATGTACCGCAACACAGAGGATATTATTTTTACTCACGAAGCCGCAGATCCAACAAACACAAGAATAGATCGCATTGTTTTGCGGTTAGATCGGAGCTTAAACGCTCGGTATATCAAAGCTTTTGTAAAAAAGGGTACACCTGCTACGAATCCACAGCCTCCAGCTCTTCAACGTGATGACATTGTATATGAAATTAGCTTGGCGCAAGTCCGAATCGAAGCAGGAAAAACGACGATTAGCAATGTGAAAGATGAACGTCTTGACCCGAATGTGGCCGGTCTTGTTTCATCTTTAATCACTGTACCGACAGAGCAATTTTTGGATGAATGGAATGCATGGATGGCTGAAATGAACGAGAAAAAAGAAGACTATCAAGCGGCTTGGGAAAGCTGGTTCAACGGTATTCAGAATCAAATCGGAGCTAGGTTATTAACAGGTAGCGCTGAGCCTTCTAATGCAATCGCTGGCGACATATGGCTTAAAACAGTGTAGGTGACGGACATGCAACCGATTCGCATATTGACACCATCGTTTCAATTTCTTGGTGAGATAGATGATTATGAAAGCTTGCAATTCATCCGTCGTTTCCGTAAGCCAGGAGAATTTGAATTACACATTAACGCAAACAAAAATTTGACGGACACGTTGCAAGAAGACAATCTCATTGTTTTGAGTCCGCGTAAAGTTGGAGTTATTCTCCACCGTGAATTAAATCGAGAAAATACAGAACAATTGATGATTAAGGGTTACACGCTTCAAGGGATTTTGAGCCGAAGAATTACTGTTCCACCTGTTGGGCAAGCATACGACAAGATAAAGGCGAATGCAGAAACTGCCCTGAAACATTACGTCCGTCAAAATGCTGTTGAGTCAGTTGATCCAAACCGAATCATTCCCAACCTTGTCATTGCCGATGATTTGCAACGCGGACCGATTGTCGATTGGCAATCGCGCTTTAAAAACCTAGTTGACGAGCTGGAGTCTATTTCGTTTTCTGCCGGAATCGGATGGGACATTTTTTTAGACTTACAGCAACAAAAATGGGTTTTTGAAGTTTATGAACCAAGAAATCTGACAACATCTCAAAACACACTGCCACCTGTGATCTTTTCAGTTGATTTCGACAATATTAAAAATCAAACATTCACGGACAGTGCAATAAATTACAAAAATTTTGGATATGTAGGCGGACAAGGAGAGGAAGAAGAACGTAGAGTTGTTGAGGTAGGAGACACTTTTGGGCTCGAAAGGATTGAAACATTTATTGATGCACGGGATGTTGCTGAAACGACGAAAGAGACCAACGACGAAGGTGAACAGGAAGAAGTTCCACTTCCGGATGAGGTAGTAATTGCACAACTTATTGATAGAGGACAACAGAAACTTAAAGAAATGCAAAAAATATTGAGTTTTGAATCGGAGATCCTTACGTATGGTCCTTTCGTTTATGAAAAAGATTGGGACCTAGGCGACATCGTAACTGTGCAAGACAAAAAATGGGGAATTACATTAGATACGCCGATCACAGAAGTCAAGGAAATCTATGAGCCTGGTGGATTTCGTCTCGAAGCGACGTTCGGGAATACTATGCCGACTTTGATCGAACGCATCAAAAAGACAATCGATGCTCCGATGGTAGAAAAACCTATTAAAACAAACGTTCCAACAAAGCTTTCGGAGCTTGAAAATGATGCTGGTTATATTACTGCGGATGATATTCCTGCGGCACAATCATTTATCCATGAACAGCTCACGCCTAGTAGTCTGTGGGTCATCACTCATAATTTGAACAAATATCCTTCTGTCACTGTGACCGATAGCGCGGGAAATGTTGTAGTTGGTGATGTGAAACATACGTCACTGAATACCACAGAAATTAGCTTTTCCGCAGCGTTTTCAGGAAAGGCTATTTTAGTTTAAGGGGTGAGAAGGCTTGAAATTCTTAACGAATATTGATTTATCAAAAAATGAATTACAAAACGCGCGCATTCAAAACCTGGCAACTGCACCGGCGAATCCAGTGGCAGGACAAATTTATTTTAATAGCACAGATAAAAAGTTCTACGGCTACAACGGAACTGGATGGGTTGATCTCGGGCAAGTTCTGACGGGTGACTCAATCATATCTTTACTCAATGCTTCGGCTTCAAAGATTGATGATGATAATCTTTCTGCTAACGCCAACGATGCAATCAATAAGCGGCACAGTCACGCTAATAAGTCTGTCCTTGATGCGATTGAAGCGGCATACACAACAGCAGAAAAGAATAAACTTGCCGGTCTTCCTGAAATCAAACAGGGGTTAGAGGCTGATCGCCCATCTGCAACGGGTAGCGGTATGGTGTACTTTGCAACAGACACAAAGAAAATCTATAAAGATACCGCACCAAATACATGGACACAAATGGGCGGTCAAGACACGATAGATTGGTCTGCTATCACTGGAAAGCCGTCCACGTTCACACCGCCGATCGCTTCTCCAACGCAACTCGGTGGAATCAAAGTTGGTGCGAACTTAACAATCTTACCTGACGGGACTTTAAATGCTAATGACAATCCTGCTTCTTTCATTCGCAAGCAGGAACGGTTTACGGTTTCCTCAGGACAGACGGTTTTTAATCTCACAAAAGGTACGTACAAACCAGGGACTGGCGCCATCACTTGGTTTTTAGACGGTATAAAGCAAGATGACAAAGCCATGACAGAGACCTCACCGACTAGTGTAACCCTACCAGCTGGTCTTCCAGAAGGCAGTGAGGTCATGTTCGAATACTACGAAGTAATCAACTGGCATCCGTTCCCGAATCACGCGAATGAGCATTTGACGGGCGGGGCTGATCCGATTCCATTAGCAACGCCGACAAGTGATGGTTTGATGCCCAAGGACGCTTTAGCAAAATTGAACGGAATTGCTGCGGGTGCGGAAGTCAATCAAAATGCATTCACAAACGTCAAAGTTGGCTCTACAACCATTTCGGCTGATTCGAAAACAGATACTCTTGAATTAGTGGCAGGAGCAAATATTTCTCTTACTCCAGACGCTACTAATGATAAAGTTACGATTGCTGTTACGGGTGTTGCACAAAATGCCTTTCCTAACGTTAAGGTAGGAGCAACGACGATTTCAGCTGACAATCCAACCGATACACTTGAGCTTGTTGCTGGTTCTGGAATCACGCTCACACCAGATGCGACAAACGATAAGGTAACAATCGCGGCTAACGCTGCTTCTACATCTGCTGCGGGGATTGTTCAACTGAACGATACTGTCACAAGCACCAGCACAACGCAAGCGGCAACGGCAAATGCGGTTAAACAAGCATATGACAGGGCGGTTAGCGCCGAGAACAACGCGAAAAGTTACACAGATACAAAAATCGCCAGCTTGGTGAATAGTGCTCCGGCTACACTTGATACCCTAAATGAGCTTGCTGCAGCATTAGGGAATGACCCGAACTTTGCAACAACCGTAACAAATCAACTTTCTTTAAGGACAAAAAAATATGCAGCTACCATCGGTGATGGAACAACGACGACATTCACGATTACGCACAATCTAAACACACAGGATGTGGTTGTGACTGTTCGTGAAAATGCCAGTCCATATAATGTGGTTTTTGCTGATGTCCAAATCACGGACGCTAATAATATCAAGGTGTTATTCGCTACAGCACCATCTTCCAATCAGTATAGAGTTGTCGTCATAGGATAGGAGGGAGTGGGATGAGTTGAAACTATTTGGACTTGAATTCAAAATCAACGGGTTTGACATTTGGCACAAAGGGAATCTCACGAAGTTAAGTCAACTCACTAATGATGTAGGATACGCGACCACCTCGCAGATACCAACTAAACTTTCACAATTACAAAATGACATCGGCGCAGGAGGTGGTGTGAAAATAACGACCAGCCCTACAGCTCCATCTAACCCGAGCCCAGGAGACTTTTGGTATAAGGAGGTATAGAAATAATGGCAGATAAAAATATTCAAATGACACAGCGAAACGCAAGTAATACCGGATGGGATAATCTTTATCCGATAACAAAAGATAATAATGTCATTATCACGGACCCGAATAACAGATTTACTGGAACAAAATTAGATCAGGTCCTTGATGAGCTTTTTACATTTGCCAATGACGGGAAAACACAAATTGCCAATGCAATTACGGCAAAGGGTGTTTCTGCGAGCCCGACAGAAACATTCGCGTCATTGGCAGCAAAAATCGGGCAGATTAGTACAGGAAAGAAGTGGGCGAATGGTACGACTATAAATAACACTTCTATGATAAGTTTTGCAACAAATACTACGGGTAGTTCTAGTATAAATTCTTATTATATAGAAGTTACAGGACTTAATTTTCAACCTAGCCTTATTCTTGTATGGACAGCATACGGAAACTATGTTACAGCTTATAAAAAACAAATGAATTTAAATAACCAAAATAATGCGAATGCAATAGAAATGACGGGAACATATTCTGTTTATGTTATTTATGAAGTCCAATCTTATGGGTTACAAGTTACAAACGGAAGTTTTAGAGTACCCGTTGCTACTGGGAATACTAGCTGGAATTGGATAGCTATGGAATAAGGGGTGATAGTATGAATTTTATCGGTCGCAGGATTTATTACGACAAAACCACAGGTAACGTCATTCTTGACACAGGCGAAATGGTTGGCTTTGTCACACCAACAACCATTGACGAAGATTTTGAAACATACAAGGCGCTGAAAGAGCGCGTCCGTGATACAGTCAGCGTTATTCAGTTAGAGTTTGGCCAATATGCGGCGGATTTTGCACAATGCAATGGATTCCGCGTGAATCTCGAAACATTGGAACTAGAGTTTTCGTATCCTGATCCGAATGAACCAGAGCCCCAAGAGCCGGTTTATCGCAAGCCGTTATCAGAAGAATTAGAGGAAACCAAACAAGCGATTGCAGAATTGACATTATTATTAGCACAAATTCAAATGGGAGGAATGTAAAATGTTCAATGAAAACAGTGGATTAGTAAAAGTTTGGGTAAGCCTTGTATTAGCAGGAACTTATACACTTGACCAAGTACCTCAATTAAGTAATTTGAGAGAAGTCGTGACTTCTGTAATTAACAGCATGAAATAATGAACAAAAACGAAACGCCAAACCAAGGGCGTATTTTTTATGCCGTTTTACAGAAAGAGAGGTTGTTGAGTTGGAACGATTAGATGTTGCTTTCAAAACCGGCGCGGCCATTCTTGGTGGCTTTGCCGGTTTGATTTTTGGTGAATCGGTTGGATTGATTATCGTTTTATTTTGGAGTAGTGTTATTGATTACGGGAGCGGAATAGTCGCCGCGTTTCTGGAAAAAACATTGTCAAGCAAAATCGGATTTAAAGGGATTGCTAAAAAAGTCATGATATTTGTGATGGTTGCTCTTGCACATCAAGTTGATACTGCGCTTGGAACAAAAAATATGTTTCGAGATGCCACTGTTGTTTTTTATATCGCAAACGAATTGTTAAGTATTTTCGAAAACGCCAAAAGAATGGGTGTTGATGTACCGGAACGTCTGTTGCAAGCAGTTGAAGTCCTGAAAGGAAAAAGTAAGGAGGGTGATAAAAAGTGAAATTTGTCATTGATTGGGGACATGGTGGAAGTGATCCAGGAGCGGTCGGCAATGGCTTGCGAGAAAAAGACTTAACGATGAAAATAGGCAAAATGATTGGTGATATGTTAGGTGAATATGAAGGGGTACAAGTCATCTACACCCGTACCGATGACCGTTACTTATCGTTAGAAGAGCGGGCAGAAATCGCAAACAAGGCCGGGGCAGACTTTTTCCTTTCTGTTCATATCAATGCCGGCGGCGGAACCGGATTCGAAAGCTACGTCTACAACGGCAACGTCAGTCAAGCGACAATCGCATATCAAA